TTACAGTTTTTCGCCGTCCAGCAGGCAGAGCGCCATTAAACCTGTTTTGTTCCAGTCATCCGGCGTATCGGGGTGCATTGTGGTAACGTAGGCCAGCTCAGAACGAAGAAACCGTAAAGCGCCTGCTGCACGGTCTTTGCCATAGAAGCTGTGGGTTTCTTCATCCGGCCGGAAGAGAATCAGCAATTGTTCATCGGGCTCGTGCTGAACATCAAAACCCAGCTCAGCGGCTGCTGCCTCTATACGCTGGCCAGCATCAATATCAGCCGGCAACTCTTTCCCGCCGTCATGCTTCCATACCCATGCGGCGGCCTGCGCCCATGTCATTTCAGTCTGGTGTTCGCGCACCAGCAGAATTTTGTTTAGCCTGCGATGCTTCGACATCCACTTTATCGCCTGAAATTACAATTTCACCGCGGGCTATCCAGCCGTAAACCTTCTGCCGACTAACCCAGCTTCTCTATACCGGCTACATGATATTTTAAGCGCCAGTATTTGCCGCCATAAGGTTTGATCAAGAAATACAGACCATCACCATCGGACAACTTGTAAGCCTTCTCTTAGTGGCATTAAGTTTCACCTGGAGATACCTACTTAAGACCGAAATACAAATACCCTTGCACCTACTGACCATTGATTTCAGGAGATTTTTGTAGACGTGGAGGTACTAAAAGGTTTCAGAGCGCAGGATATAAGGGATTTTGGTGAAATTTAGTCGACTTTGGGAGACGTTAGGATGGTGCCGATAATAGGAACAAATATTAACAATCAACTAATTGTTTTTTATCATATTTATTAAATCTAAAAAAATACCTATACACATAGCTATACACATCGCCGTATGCGTTCAAAATTCAAACACCCACCCTCCCCACAAATACTTTTTCTTAAGAAAACAGTACACACTGTTCACCAATCAATTTAGCTAAATTTAATCAACAAGATACGCGTTAACCCTTAGGTGATGAGTGAACGGTAAACTCTACATTTTTGAATATAAAAAAACCCGGCCTAAGCCGGGTCATTAGCAATTATTTGATTGTTGGCTCATCACACTTTGGTAGCCAGTCTGCATTACTCTCTTCTTTTAAAGTGAGGTTAGTCTGCATTCCCTGATTAGTTCGCCGCTTCTCATAATGTAGCCCGTACTCCTTCAGCATAACTGGCAGCCCTTTGCCAAACATTGTCAGGCTGAGGGTATTTTTATAGCCATTAGCCTCCATGTATATGAGATAGGCATGGTAAAGATATGTACGTGGCTGGCGCGGGACAATATTGGCGTTCCCCATAAACATGCCGTTGGTGTCGGGTAATGCCTCAAGATACCCACAAAAATCAAATGCTGGATCAGCATCACGCTTGATGGTGAGAGCCTCATCAGAATTCTGCTGCGACTGAAGCAATGTTCTGGCGCTCATCGGATCGCTGAAACGCTGCATGAGCTGGCGAACAATCACAGCAAGCTCTTGAGCAATTTTATCTTTTAGCTGCGGATCGCGTTCTTCCGGTGCTATCTGCTCAGGAAAATGCAGAATAACTCTCCGGCGGGACACACCACCACTGCGATCAGTGAAGCGCATAGGATTATTATTTACGGCCAGGATAACCGCCGGAATATGTGTTGAATAAGCATTTTGATATTTGGGGTCCACAGATACTGCATCGCCACCGGTTATAGCCTTAAGCCCGGCGCCATCGCCGCTCCACTTCTCCTGATCAGGCAGGCGAATAAGAGAAAAACCGATCAGAGCCGCACGTTCTCGCGGGGACTCCAGAGTTTCAATTGTCGCTGAGGTGGCGTTATCCTCTCCTGCAAGCATCGTTGCAATTTCAGCAAGGATACTTTTGCCACTTCCGCCAGGGCCAGTCACTTCCAGAAAGAGCTGCCAGTCATAGCGGTTCGCCAGCACCATAAACAGCGCTGCGAGAATAATGTCGCGTTTTGCTGGCTTGCGCCCGGCTGCCCTGTCCAGCCAGCGCCAGAATGCTGGGGCATGAGTTTCAAGCGTTTCCCCATTTACCGGTGGCGTGAAATCAACTTCACACAGGGTACGCAGCCAGTTCTCTTTACAGTGCGGACTAAACAGCCCTGTTCGCGTATCGAGGACGCCATTACGAAAACCGATCAGATGACGTGCCGGATTTTGCTGCTGCGGAACAATTAACTTTAATGTTTCCACCAGTGAGGCAATTTTTCCTGAGGAAAACGGTGCACCGAGGCGCTGGAAAAGGGCTGCGACATCTCGGGCAAAATCAGACTGAGAAATCACTTTCCACGCTCCAGACTCATAGCGGGATAAAAGCTGACCGTTCGGATCAACCGCCAGTGCATCCCTGTAATGCTCCCGAACCCTCTGAGCTTTTTCGCTGACACTCATCGCTGTGAATTCTGCTTCACTCATCGTGTCGAAAGGACTGGCGTTATGTGGCTTCAAAGCCTCAAGAATTGCCTTCCGGGTGGATTCCTCTCCGTAATGGGCAAGCGCATCATTCCAGTCACCAAAAACCGGTGGCAGCACAATGTCACATTGACACGCTTTTGCAGCAGCTTCAGCCCTGTTCTGGCCTGAACCATTCAGATCGCGGTCCGCTGCAATAATTAATTGATATCCTGGATATTTGTTATGGGCAACGCTGGCCAGGGAAAGAAAGTTGACCGCCGAAAATGCCACCATGACGGCTTCTCCTGTCAGATGATGAATGGTAAGCGCCTTGGCGTAGCCTTCCGCAATCCACATCCTTCTTACTGAACTCCCGCTTCCTTCTATCAGATGATAGGCCTCCTTAACCTGACCTCCTTTAAGAAAACACTTGCTACCATTGCCACTGATAAGCTGAATATTCACCAGCTCCCCGTCAGCGTTATAGAGCGGGACGATCAAATCACCGGGGCGGAACATCACCCCACCGGTTTTATGAGCTGAAGTCAGCTCATGGCAAATATGCTCCGGGAAACCTTTATGTGTAAGATAAGTGTTTCCGGCAGATTCACGCGAGGCTTGCAGCAGTCGCGCGGCAAGTGCTGCCGCTGCATCTTTCCCGCTATCGGTATCTGCGGTTAACGTCCTGACTTCGGAATTAGCTATAGACAGACCATGTGTCAGTCCATGTATCCTGTCAGCTGCTTCACTGATATCCACATTAAGTGCCCTAGTGACAAGCGCTAAACCATCTCCGGCTCCGCACTGATTGCAGAACCATGTTCCGCGTCCTTCCTGATCGTCGAAGCGAAAACGATCTTTACCGCCACAGACCGGACAAGGCTGATGGCGATTTTTCAATATATTCACGCCCAGCGCTGGCAGAATCTGAGCCCAGTGACCGCGGGCAACCTTCACGGCCTGACTGACTTTCATTCCTGACATGATGCAGTTCTCCCTCAGTGTAAAACCGGCTTTTTGATGTGACGGACGCATAACTCATCCATTACGGCCATTCCGAGCTGGGAGAGTGCGGGACAGGACATTAGAGGGCCGGATTCCATCAGGTCTGAAAGCAGGGCGCAGGCGATTTCCATGCCTTTTGTTTGCCCGTGCTGTCGCAGATAAAATCCTTCAAGCTCACGGGCAATAGCGGTTTCAATTTCATCCAGAGTGAGCTGCAGGTGGCGGTTTTGCTGATAGCAGGCACTCAACCAAGCGCAGGCTACCGCGCGGCGATACAACGCTACCCGAAGTGAAAGGGAAAGAGTGCGTGATTTCATTGCACCACCTCCATGTTCATCAGGTCATCCTGGCAACGCTGTACCACGCCATCAAGCTGCTCTGTCATCAGATAAATCAGGGAAACCAGTTGCTCACATTGAGCACCGGCAGGTTTTTCGTAGCAATCCTGAAGAACAGCCATTCCGGTGACAAACTCCCCCACGTTACGAAGATGCTTCAGGCGGACAATATCGTCATAAGAGATTGCGGCGTGATTCATTAGATCACCTCCCGGACAGGCAGGCGAGCAGCAAGGCAAAGCACATACTCATGGACCAGTGAAAGACGTGCATGATGCTCATTGCTGGCGACGATACGCAGCATACTGATACGTGGTTTACGTTCTGCACGACGAACGGCGGCAAAAACAAATATAAATTGAGGATGTGATGGGGCGAGGATCGTAGCCATAAGGGCAAACTCCAATAAGTAGCGGTTATTGCCACCACCAGAGCTGCAAATCTCATGGGTGATGGCCCGGACGGGGTTTGCAGTACCGGCCTTATTGGAAACCGGCCAGCCCGAAGGCTGCCCCGCCCGGACCACCATTATCTGACAGGAGCCACGGTGTAAGCACCACAGCCCGAAAAATAGGTGTGCCTGAGCAACGACATAAAAAAACACGCTCGACGCGTGCTGTGTCGCCAATAAGTTACACGGGCTGCAAATCCCGGCTGCCGATTTTGCGGCAGCGGAAAAACTATAACTGGAAAGGTTGCCAGGACGCAAGCCACAAAAAAAGAGATGAGACTGCAAAGCCAGATTCACGCATGGTCTCCTTGTTCGCGGGCTGCAATTCGCGCCGCCATCCATGCACTGACCTCCGACTGTACCCAGGCAACATTTTTTCCCCCCAAGGAGATCTGCTGCGGGAAGGCATCACGGCTGATAAGGTCGTAGATGGTTGAACGGGATAGCCCGCAAAGGTGCATCACTTCAGGTAATCGTATGAAGCGCTCCTGCTGAGTCGGAACCGGGAGCACCGGAGCGGCTGGTGCCGGGGTGGAAACGGAAATAGTATGCATCTCGCTACCTCTCTAATATGTTTTCAGTAGTCCGGACAATTCCATCCGGATTCAGGTAGTTCCTTATTATGTTTATATAAGCGGCTCACGCATGCTTTATTTAATTAGAGTGAAATATTGCTTTCTCAAAAAATAAAACAGCTAAAAACCGGATAAAACGGACAAAAACAAATCATTCCTTCATGGAATATAATAAGGAGCATCAAGAATAAAAAAGTCTATTACACCAGACAGGATCGCTACTCAAGTCTGGACCAGACCATATCATTCTGGGCGTTACATCATAAGGACGAAGACAGCACCGGAATAATAAAAGGGCCAAAAAACATTCATAAAAAACAGTTCATCATATGTATTAATTAAGTTAATGACTAAAAAAAAATAAATTACCCGCATCCTTCCGCATTTATCCGGATGTGTTTAATGAGCATCGGACAGATTCATTTTTATGGATAGCTTCCTGAAATGCAACCGAGTGTAGGGAAGTTAAGTGCTGAATTTTCAAGCAGACATAAGATACATTTTATACTGTATATTGAATAGTGTTGAATACGTGTGAATATTGGTGAGGAGGAAAAATCTAGTAATAAACTGAAATAAAGATCGCGACTTATATGAAAAACAAATATAAGTTTAAATTTATCTCTGTGAACAGTCATGAACAGTGGATGACCACTTTTATTTAAACACTACACTCCTTAACTCCATGTATTTACTATTCTTTTATAAAAGTGAACAGTAGTGAATAGTATGTATTAAAGGAAGGGTGAAGATAAGACATGACACCTTTCTCTGGCTAGCCAGAACAAGGTCATTGTTCAGTCACTGGCACAATCCCCATCGGTAGTGCGCTTGTATGGGTACCGGCACAATTGACACAACAACAAAACACTACCGGAGCAGCCATGACAACTGTTAACCAGATCCCTGATGCAAACATTACACCCTCCCTCCCACCGAAAATTCGCGAAGCGGTAGAAAAAGTTAAAGCAGCAAAAGCTGTCTGGCAGGAAGAACGGCGAAAACAAACTGAAGCCGCTGCAATGACTGAAACTATCCGTAAACGTCAGGAAGATACAAAAACGGAAACGCAGGCGCTTAATGAAGAATGGCGAAACCTGTTTCGTGAGAATCAGGGGAATATGACGCCACGAATGAAAAAACTGCGGGCAGAAATCGCCCTGGGACGCGAAACGCTGGATGAGTTCGAAGATTTGCTTGCAGTTCACGCCGCAGAAAATGAATTCCTGCCCTGGAAAACTGCGGATGCTGCAAACCGCTACATTAGCGAACATAACCGGCTGATTGAAACTCATGCAGTGTGGCTCTGGAATGAGTTTATGAAAGAACACGGCCAGAAACTTATTCAGATCCTTGGATTGCTGAAAATGACTCTGGGGCGAAGCGCTTCTTCCGTTATCGGCGTAGTTCATACCGTTAACGATCCCGAAAGCGTGCTGAAGCAATTTATCAGCGAGCATCTCACCACACCGGCACTGTCCTGTAACGTATCTTCAAGGGATGATATTGCCCTGCCGGGAATCAGCATTTATGCGGACGATAAAGCCCTCCAGGATTCCAGACAATCCCCCAGCCCTGCAGCGCGTTCCCGGATGCTTAAACAGCGTGACATGGTTAAAGGGGGCGAGAAGGAATGAATAATCCTGTAAGTCCAGCAGCATATAAGAGCATTATCGACGAAACCGGATTAACGGTGGATGCATCAATGCGAGCTGATGCTTCAGCCACTTTCACTCCGGCAAAACATAAAGTTTTCCTGGCCCGCCTCAACAGGCTTAATGAAAAAGGAGGGTATTGATATGGCCCTGAAGTGTCCTGAATGTGGCACGGTCGCACACGCCAGAACCAGCGCCTATGAAGCTCCATCGGTTAAACGCTCATGGTATCAGTGCCAGAATCTTGAATGCTCCTGCACATTTACTGCCCTGGAAAGTGTGGACACGATAATTATGAAGCCCCATAAACCAGTGGCGCCTGAGCCTGAATCACAGAGCGATTCTCTTGTACGTCAGCCGCATACACTGGGCCGCTACGGTTCAGCCTGTACCCTTAAAGACCGTCATGCACAATAAAATGAGGAGGAACAACGATATGACAGAACAACAATTGACGGAAAACCAGATTCAGGCCGCGACCGGACATGTAGTAACACTCCTCGCGAGGGCAAAAAAACCGCTTCAGGATGCGGATTGGCTCATGAGATTGCCTGCAAATGAAATAGCCCGCGAGACGGAAAAACTGACAAAGAGCCTTTCCTCTGACTGGCAGTCCCGAATTATCGACCTTTACCAAAAAATGCAGACCTGGGTGGAGGCCAGACAGGCCGAAGAAGCAGCCATTGAGAACCTTCGGGCTCTGCGCCAGCATCAGACCGAAACTGAGCAGGCCAGCAAAGACAATCGGGCGCAGTTCAGGGAATTGCTTAACCAGAGCTGCGGCATCGTAACGCCGGAGATGAAAGCTCTCCGGGCTGAGTATCTGGAACAACAGGAAACAGCCACAGAACTGGCAGGGCTGATTACTGAAAAAGAAGAGCAACTGCCGGTACTGACTCAAGCGACCGCGAGTAAGGCAAATGTCTATATAAACTGCCATCATGGCATCACTGAGGAGCGTATCGATGAGCTTTTACGAGACTTTTTTATTTTCCACGGTGCCGAATTGAGCAGCCTGCTCAGGATGAAGTACAGACAATTTGAGCGGAATAGCTCAGCGCATATACCGGGCATTATTGAAGGGACAAATGATGCAGATACGTTGTATCGTGAATTTATCCTGAATCTGATGCTGAAGTGGACGAATGAAATATTGCCGTTGAGATTCCGGGACGACGTGATGAGTCTGATCGGTTCAGCACCGGTATCAGGATCACATGACGACAGAAAAAAAAGAAAGCTGTTCTGACCTGAACAGAAAAACTCACTTTAGCCCGGCCAGTGCCGGGTTTTTTGATGTCTGTAGCATGAGTGCATGCCTATACTGCATGAAATCGCATGACTATATGCACTTGCATTTTTACTTCCCAGGCCAGATAAGGCGTGGTTAAAACCCTATCATGCAACTGCATGAAAACCACTCCATAAAGCGGGCAGGCGTGGCGGGGCTACGAGCGCGCCATTTGGGGTAAAAGCGTAATAAATTCCTTTTTTTACCTGCTGGCATTTTTACAACCCAAGTGTCTTATTCTGATAAGTTTAGTCAGGTTCTCTAATAAAGAAAGGACTAACTTTTCTTCGATCATCTATAAATATGTTCATATAATCCTTAGCTCTAGAAAAAGCCACGTACATTAATCTATTAGCAATATCGCGAGCATATTCATTTCCTTTTTCAAAAGATGATTGATGAGGCACCACCTGATCATGATACCCAATAGAGATTACATAATCATATTCCTCACCCTTCGAACCATGTATAGTAGATACAGAGACAACATTTTTGTCTTTGTTAATCATCTTACTAATTGCGCCCATACCAGCCCTGATTTTTGCCACAGAAGCCGCTGCATTACATATTTTGTAATCTGTCTCAAGTTTTATGGATTTTTGATACTTCATTTCTAAAAAATCATATAACTCTCTCAACCACAATATAAAGTTATTTTTTACTGACTGAAACTCCTTTAAATCACGCTTAAGTTGTAATGGCGTCAAATGACTCAATTCAGGAACAGAATCAACAATTTTCCTTGCAAGAGAACTTCTTCTTTGGTAGTTAATAACATTTACATCCAAAACAACCAAACTTATCAACTCGTAAAATACAGTATTCCTAGCACAATATAGGGGATTTGTTGATTGAAAATCATAAACGAAGTTTTCTGAAAAGTCATATAAAGCATTTATTAGCGCCATAAGATAGTACTTATCAGGCCCTATAATAGCAATACCGGAAACGCTATTATATTTTGCTTGGTATTGATTTATTAAATTAAACACCCTTTGTGGCAATTCATCTTGAGAAATATCTTTGATTATTGGAGACTTCCCCTCAAATTCACGCAGAGAAGTAACATCATTTCGCGAAGCAGAATATTTCTTATAATATTTAACCAGTAATTCAGAAGATCGATAGCATCCAGACAAAGTTTCATGCTTTAATTCAGATAATTGAAGCTCAGATTTAATTATATCTTTATCCTTTATAGAAACGCCAAGATCTTGATAAATAGCCTGGTCATTATCACCAACAATAAATACTGAGACGCGATTATACCTAGTTATATATGACAATGCTTTAAGCTGAATCAAACTTGTATCTTGTGATTCATCTAAATAAATATTACCAATTAACTTGGAAAGATGCTCACATATGTTTTGATTGTTTTCAAGAAATTCTACGCTAAGCTTAATAATATCATCAAAATCAATCAGTCTATTATTTTCCTTGAAGGCATTATACTCCTGAATTACAAGTAACTCTTTGTGCTTATCATCTAACGAATGGCAATAAGGTTCTACAAATGCGTTACCTTGCTCATCACAATTATAACGTATTCTTACTCCTAGCTTTTTATCACTTTCTATGCTCTGGATTATTTTTCTTTGTTTATATTCTGAAAGTAAAGAAAATCCATTTTTTAATCTTGATATAGCTCCAGCATACTTTTTAACAACCCACTCTAAAAGAAAAGAATGAATAGTCCCGCACCAAACTCTATCTACTTCTATACTTAGATTATCTATCCTGCTAGAGATCTCATCAGCTGCTGCGTTAGTGTGAGTTAACACAATATGCCAACGAAAACCTTCATTTCGATATAAGTTATCCTCTAACATACCAATCAATAGTTTTGTTTTACCAGCCCCAGGGCAGGCGCTGACCAATAGATTGTCTTTAATATTAATTAATTGCCTCTTTTGATCATCCATGATGAACCTCAAGCAAAGAAGTTAAAGGATCGTTAGGGTAATGTGCTTTAAATATGTCCAAAGCAGCATCTATGTTATCTATAATAAATGCTAAATCATCCTGTCCCAATATATTATTTAATAAATCAGAACCATCTTTATTCTTAATAACCTCACTACGATATCGAACCATCTTTGCTAGAGTGAATTTATTAAAATCACCAGTGAACCCTAACGACTGACAGAGTGCCTTAGGGATAGGAAAATCTGCATCAAGCTTGTCAACAAGCATCATTGCAAACCAACCTTTTTTATGCTTATTAGCTAACTTTAAAGCGTAGCAGCCTATTTTTTGTCTATCAGAGGATTGGAATGCTTCTTGGTATGGTGTGTAATATGCTTTTTTCTCAAATGACTCAGCGGCTATCGCATCAAAGTATCTTACGGCGCCTGATAGCACTAAATCAATTTCGAAAGTATACTGAGAAAAATAGGCACGAATAAAAGCATTATTTCTAACTATTTCATCCAAAATTACTTTACGAGCGACACCAGACTCTGCTGAGTTCACAGCTTTATTATAATCATCTTGAGATAAATAATCAGGCTTATTATCTCCATACAAATTTATGTCGTCATCGGTCAAAATTGCACATTTCTTTTTAATTCGGTCTGAGTGAAATAAAGATGATAGTAATTCAAACCCAGTACCCCGCACAGATATCAAGGATATACCAAGTTCGTCAAGTGTAATACCGAAACTATTTTTAACGAGATGAGGTATTAATATTTCTTCAGCATCACCTTCAATTAGGATAACATTCTTGGCAAAGAGAATATCTGTTCTTATGGCATCAAGGAATCTTTCAATGCGATTAATTTTCTCTTTTCCCAATCCGTTAGATGGAGAGCAAGAAATTGTTTCAAGATCATTTTTTACAAGCACATTTGTAGTGGATATATTTGATACTGATGATATATGAGTTGAATGAGTAGATATAAAAACTTGCGTTTTATTATTTTTCAGATTGCTAAATAAAGATTTTTGTATGTGCGTATGAATATGAGCCTCAGGCTCTTCAATTATTAAAAAATTAGCTAAGAGGTTTTTACTGATACCTTCTTCGTACTCATACAATTTCAAAGCTAAATATATTAAATTAGCGCCACCAAGACTCATCTCTGATAGCTCTGATACATATCCTTCACAAAGAGAGTCGCCTGCCTTGAGTTGAAGAACCTTTACCAACTCTTTTAGCTCACAGGGCAATTCAGATGTAACATTCAAAACTGGCGAGTAAGTGGTACCAACAGCATTAGTTATTGATAATAATATGCCCTCAGAAAGCCTCTTAACCTCTTCAATCGATGATATTCTGTCATTCACGTTCTTGATGTTTTCGCTCAATGCGTCATCATTATCAATTCCTTTAGAAACATATTCTAAAAGCTTTTGGAATGGGTTGAATCGATTATTCTTAAGTTCACTTACTACATCCCTCAAAGCACGAGCATAAGTACAACTGATATTATCCTGAATATTATACCCACGTTGTCTATTACCTATTAAATCAATCCGCTCTAACTTTGGGTCAGGGAATAAAAAATCATTAAAATCACCAACCACATGAGAGTATAATTCATCATCGCTAAAATCTGCTGTGCCTTGACATAAAACTAAGGATTCATACGTGGTCTTATCAATCGAATATTGTTCTTTCAGTATATTATATGCGCTTCTACGCTCATCAACATCTTCAATATCATTTAAATTGAAAAGTTGTTCTCTGATGTAAAACTGCGGTCTGTAAATATAAGTTATTCGCCCTGTTCCACCACCATTAACGGTAGTATTTAATTGACACAGTAACTCTGACTCTTCATCCCCACCTATTTCATCAAACTCCAAACTAATTATAACCCAATGACCAAACGCTGTCCCTAACCCTCGATGAAAGTCATTTTCTACAAGATATCGCTTATAATATGGCAAGGTATCGTCGAGTATAAGTCTCATCGCCTCAAAGACATTTGTTTTCCCCGATGAATTTTCACCTACAATTGTATTGACGCATTCTTTTTTGAAGGAAAGAGACGTTGCCTTAAAATTTCTAAAATTTCTTACCGAGAGGGTCTTAATAAACATATGCTTTTCATCCCTTAAATATAAAATCAGAATACCATTGCATCATTTTTTTTCTACCAATGAGATATTGAGCATGGTTATAAGTACCTCTGATTGGATTTTTGTCAACATGGGCCAACTGAAGCTCAATCCAAGCAGTATCAAAATCATGATCGTGAAGAATAGTAGAAAAAGTATGCCGAAAGCCATGACCAGTCACTCTCCCAACATAGCCAATTCGCTTGATTAATTGATTAACACTAGCTTCACTCATAGGTTTGTTCGGATCATTCCGCCCCGGAAAAACATAACGATAGTTCCCTGTCATGACTTTGAGTTCATGGAGTAAATTTAACGCTTGAGTCGATAATGGCACAAGATGTGGCCTACGCATTTTCATCCTTTCAGCAGGAATTTCCCAAATAGCGTTATCCAGATCAAATTCTTGCCATAATGCCGCGCGTAATTCGATGGTTCTCACGCCCGTAATCATCAGTAATTTCGTTGCAATCTGAACAAGCTTACTCCCGGAGTAACCCTCTAAGGCGCGCAGAAAATCAGGTATCTCATCAGCTTTTAGGAATGGGAAATGATTGGATTGGTGTACTTCGAGAGCGCTGGAGAGATCAGCCGCAGGATTGTACTCCGCCCTACCCGTTGCAATTGCGTAGCGAAACACTTCGGAGCAACGCTGCCGCACTTTGCGCATTTTCTCCAACGCACCACGTTTCTCAATTTTACGCAGTACGTTCAGCAGCTCTAGCGGTTTAATCTCTCCCACTGGCCTTGTTCCGACATAAGGGAAAATGTCATTCTTAAACGCTTCCATGATGTCTGATGCATATCCCACTGACCATTTAGCAGATTTAAGCTGATGCCACTCTCTGGCTATCTTTTCGAAGGCGTTCTCTGACTCTGTTTGCAGAGCTAGCTTTTGATCTTTTCGAACCTCACTAGGGTTCTTTCCTTCTGCCACAAGTTTTCGAGCTTCATCACGACGGGAACGAGCATCGGCAAGGGTGATAGTTGGGTAAACACCAAGCGAGATCATTTTGGGTTTACCGGCATAGCGATAACGAAACCGCCAGCTCTTGCTCCCATTGGGTTCTATAAGCAATGACAAGCCATGACCATCCCCAAGCGTATAGGGTTTATCTTCAGGCTTAGCGCGTCGAATTTGCATATCGTTTAAAGGCAT